CGCACTCTTGCTTGTCTTGTAGTCTATGGAGTGTGCTGTCCCTGTCGTCCGATTGATAATCACCAAATCCGCTACCCCATGCCACCATACATCCGGAGCATCGAAGTCGCACGACTCTAAGCTCTTCGTCAACCCAAGTTTTACTTCGCATAACTTCTCTCCGGGGATGTCTTTTAAGACGTCTAGGGTAGCTTGCATATACGCAAACTGTGGGGGGATCGGGACTCCATCTTTAATGTATTCCTCCGCCACAGTGTGAGCAGTCTTGCCATACAGCGTTGCCGTTGTGTCAGGTTCGACAATGTCCTTAGCTATCTTAGTGTGGTAGTACTTCTTAGGGCACTGCTGAAATGTTTTCAGGCTACTGAATGACCAAACAATACTCATGACTCATCCCATAGATCATTAGGCCAAACTAACACAGGTGTTTCAATCCCTAGGTAGCCGCCTTCAATGTTGAACTCAATAAACTCACGTGCGTCCTCATGTAACATGCCGTCGCGCTTCATAAGAATATCCCGTATTTTCTCCGCGTCATATACTAATACATATACGTGAGTACTGTCACGCCAAATGTATGCCGGGCCTATGATTGCCTCGTCGTAGCCGTCGTACTTAATCACTGCTTTACCTCAATGCCAATAGGTGATGTCTCTCCATCAGTCACGCATTTGCCGCCCGCGTTTGACGCACTTACCGAGTCATAGGGCAATCCGTAAAAACCCCCATCATCGGCTGCAAGCTGTATTGTCATGTGTTCTGCTCTTCAGCAGGCAAGGCCAGCAATGCGTTGTACTTATCTTGCAAGTCAACAATGCAATCTTGCAGCATATCCAACTGCACAACAATGTGCGCCTCGTTGAATGTCTTGGAGTAAGAGACACTGCCCTCACCCTTGTTGTTGTTCCAATTTAAGCTGATAAGTCTCATGTGTTCTTCTCCTCGATGTTGTAAAACCAATCATCGCCAGTAGCCCACTTGCGGGTGCCGTCAACAGTGTAAAAATCTTTGGCCGCTTGGAAGTCTGGGAACTTTGTCTCGGCAGGGATCAGGCTCTGGTCGTACCACAGGCACCTGTTGTTAGGTTGGCAAGCAAACTGGCCGTTGTCCAAAGCAATCCAGTTAAACGACTTGTGCTCTTCGGCCTGCTCGGTGAAGCCAGTGTCCAGCGCCATCTCATCAGCACAGAAGTCCACCGTAAACATGTATTTGCCGAAGTGCCACTGCTTGTCCTTGCCCAAAAATTTGACGCCCAAGTTACGTAAGCCAATCTTTTCCAGGATGGTAAAGCGGTAGCCCATGCAGTCCCAAAGTTGCAAAGCATCTACGGGCAAGTTACCGTGATCACCTTTCCACACATACGCATGAATAGGCAACTTGTCGTAGAGCGCTCCGTAGTTGGGCAACAGCGACTCAATGCGGAACACTTGGCCTCGCAAGGCTTTCAGGCTGACCCAAATGGCTGGCTCCAACTCTCCATGCCCCTTGGTAAAGTTGTACAAGAATTCCCGCTTGACAAAGCATTTAATGGGCGGCAGTGATGCAATGATGTAGCTCATGTGTTCTTTGCTTTGAGTGTTGCTGCTGTCATTACTATTGCAATTCGTTTTGTCAACGCACATTCTTCAATGCTAACAACCTCCTTATCCGTCAGCCCTACCCACGGGCGCACGTAGTCTTGGATGTCATCATCCTCCAAGGCTCGCATCTTGGCTTCGCGCTCAAGGCGCTGGAATTCTTCATCTTCTTCAGTCATGCTTGTCCCCTTGCTCGGATGTCTATTGCAATTGACTTGCAAGCATAGTGGTGACCAATTCTTTTGTTTTTGTTTTCATCAGCCAAACTTCTGTTTTCTGCCACCTTCGCACACTCCTCACGCTCTGCGGCGGCGACAAGGGCGGCAAAGCGCTCAAGCATGGCGTCAAGAGTTGGTTGGCGGGTAGTGCAATACACATTGGCCTCCTGCGCCATGCGGATGATGTCTTCGCGGGTCATATCAGTAAGCTCCATATCCAAATGCCAGTGAAGAACAGCGCCAGACAGATCACTGCCAGCACTGTAAAAATAGACCAAAGCATGAACGCTCCAATCCTGTGCCATGTTTCCGGCACTGGGTCGATGTCCTCCGGCACTGCCGGATACGCCTTGACCTTGCGGGTTTCCAACTCCCCATCCGTAAATTGGCAGAAGCTGGCGCACTGTGGCGTATGGGGGCAGATGCCCCCTGCATCGCACGTCCGGTTCATACCACCTCCTTTGTTTCGTCTACTGCCAGATACGCCTTCAGGCGCTTGACCCGATTCTTGTTGTAGGTCACCATCGACTGCGCGTACTCCACACCAGTCTCGGCCTTCAACAGATCGTGCTCGGCATGGATTAGTTCATGCGCTATGGCTTGTGCTGGCGTCACCGTCTTCATCATGAGCTTTAGCTCTGTCCATAAATATTTAAGCATCGTTTTTTCCTTCGTTAATCTTGCTCGGGGGGAAACCTAACTTCCCAAAATCCGTAGGCATCGCCTCTACTCCAGCGTTCCCATGAATAGTGAATGTCTCTTGTCTTCTTGTTGATGTACTTCCACAGTATGCGCATTCCATTTTCAGTGTGCTCCATAGTCTTTCACCAAGTAAGCTTCGCGTTTACGGGGCTCCCCGTTACCGCGCACAAATGAATTCCACCAATAGACACCGCTTTTGCGTTGCTTGAAGTGGCCTCGCACGTAGTGTGCTGAAATATCTGAACGGCGACTGATGCTACCGTCAGAGGCAACGGTCTCAATTTCTTCCAAATGCAGCAGTGTGTACGAACTGGCAGAGTATGCCTTTTGTTTTTTACCGCCAAGCTTCATACCTTTAGGGGGTACTCGTGCGGGAACTTTAGTCCGACCTACTCCGCTTTTGCAGCTAAGCAAGAGATAGGAGGCAAACATAAGGCATGGGATTTCTGAGGCAGCTTCTCTGATGTGCTGGCGTGCTTCAGGCGCTTCATATACACGTTTCAACTGGTCAGGTGTAACCCCCGCCTTTTCTGCGGCCATGATGAACGCCATACATGGGGCGAGGCCGCAATCAACAGCACCTTCCCCATTGACGTTGGGGCTAAATGATATTTTTAATGCGGGGCCTTTGCCAACACCAAACAAAAACGTAAAAAAACTGTGCTCGATTCTGCCGTCAATAAACTCCCAGTAGGGCATGCAAGTGAACACTCCTTTGTCTATCTCTTGAATATACGCACCGACGCGTGTTATCTCTATGAGGCCGTTGATAGTTCCGTTATGACGTAGCTTGCGGATATCCTCAGTCAACGGGTATTCAATCACCGTATGCGGATATGGCATGTGCAACTCGTCGAGGGTTGGCATTTTAAAAGACTTAGAACGCACAAGCATCTCGGCGCTTAACGCAACCTCGGGCGACAGCACAAATGTCTGCACTTCATTTTTTGGCACGTTGTGTCGGAACTCAATCGGCAACCCAAGCTCATTGGACGTAACACGATCAAAGAACCTATCCAACAATGGCTTATTAACACGCTCCATAGCTTCTCCCGTATCCTGCTTCGCAGTTAAGTGGTAAATCCATGCCCCATGATGGTCGTATGCGCATGCACATCTCAACGTACTCCATAGCGTTTTCAACCTGCTCAGACGGCACAATGCAAGCAATAGCATCATGCACAGTCATAACCACTCGGTACTTCTTAGCGACCAATAGCATCTGCTCACCGATCACAATCCGAGCTAAGGCTTGACACACGTTCTCAATCACCTTGCCGCCGTAGATGCGAGTCGGTATAAGTGCTTTGCCCCGCTTGGTGTCATACACTAGCTCCGTCTTCCCTTCTTCGTTCTCGAATAGGCGTAGGTTGGGGTAACGCAGGTACAAGGTATTGGGCAGTAAGATGCCACTGCTGCCTTCGATCTTCAAAATACCGTCTCGGCCTAACGTTGTCTGCTGTTTCTGAAGTATGGCTTTGAGGGCTGACGCCGCAGACTTCCATAGCTCAGTAATCTTTGGGTACGTTGCGCGGTACGTATCAATAATTCGTGTTGCTTCGTTTAAGTCAATTACCACGTTAAAATTTTTGAGTTGCGCTTGGAACTTCTTTGCACCCATGCCGTAGCCGCAACCGAGAATCGTAGTCTTACCAACAAACCTCTCGTCCTTTGTAATGTCTGACACATCTTTGTTATAGATAGCAGACGCCATAATTTTGTACACATCCTCGCCGCGATCAAACGCATCCACCAAGTCGTTCTGTTCCGCAAGCCATGCCAGCGTACGCGCTTCAATTTGTGATGAGTCTGAATCAATCATTTGATACCCATCCGGCGCTTCGATGCAACTCTTAAGCACGGAACCCCGTGGTAAGTTCTGCAAGTTCAGCTTGTCATCCCCGCCCCAACGTCCGGTGTGTGCGGCATAGTAGCGTAGGGGTACAGGTAACGCACCGCGCTTGGCTATGCCAATGAACCTCTCAGTCCTTGTCTCTTCTATCGTAGATTTAGTGCCCAATCTCGCTGCCACTAAAGCCTGTATCAATGGGTTTTCATGTTCAAGCAGCGCCTTAAACGCTTCGTCTGTCTTAGAGAATGCGTAGGTTGGTTTGCCCGTCGCGGGGCTGGCCTTCATCGGGGGCTCGACACCAAGCTGTACAAGCAACTTGGCAAACTTTGGATTGCTCATCAAATCATCGCGGTCGTAGTGCGCCAGTGCAAAGCGCTTCTTTTTCACAACCTCTTCCAAATAGCTGTTTAGCAAAACGGTATCTAAACATAGCACTGGCTCGGTGAACATACGCACAGTCAAGTCGATCAGACGCAACTCAACTGCGGGGAAACCTTTGCTCATCTGCCCGAACAATTCCCACGTAAGCGCCACATCGTTCTTGCAGTAGTCACCGTACCTAGCTAACTGCTCGGGGCTGAAATCGGCACGATGCAAACCCAAGGCGTTCTCAACTTCTGTACCCTTCTCGCCAAGGCCGTAGTAATTAGCCAGCACCTTCAAGCTACCGCCTACCTCCGTACCGTGTAAGGCTCTACCCATAGACAAAGTATCGAGCCAACCTTTAGGGCTGAGTCCGTAGACCCACTTCAAAATTGCACCGTCAAACGGGGCGTTGTGCGCAAGGGCTAAGCTGTTAGCCCAATCGTATCGGGCAAGGAACTGGTGCATGGATTCACCATCGCCGCTAAACCACTCGGGCTTTCCATCGTCCACCTGTACAGCTACACCGATAGCTTCGAACTGCTCACCGCGAATGTATTCCTCAGTGGTAACTTTTGTTAGACTGAACTCACGCGAGTAGTAGGTCTCAAAGTCGATCGTTAAAATTTTCATGCGAGCTCTTTCAACACAAACTCAAGGGGGGGTGGTCGCAGATTAAAACTCTCCTCGTTAAGAACTAGGGTTATGCCCCCTGCATCTTGTATCTCGCGTAGGTTTTTTTGTTGTAGTGCGGTAACTTTACCCTTACCCGCCTTGGCTTCGATCGCTAGGAACTTGCCGTTCACGCAACACAGGAAGTCGGGCACACCGCTGTTGCCGTAGCCAGTGCCGATAGGCATGGCGTAGTAGATGTTGTGGGCTTTGAGGATTGCCTTGATCTTTGCCTTGACCTTGGCCTCGGGTGTGGTCGCCATCTAACGCTCCAATTTGTTTTCGAGTCTTAATTCTATCCGAAGTTTTTACTTTGTCAATAGTACAGACGCAAAAAAGCCACCCGAAGGTGGCTAGTGCTTACCCTAACTCCTAACAAATGTTAGGACAGGCTCTCGATCTCGCGCTCTAAGTACCACTGCGCTTTACGTAGGTCTTCGATCTTGTTGCCCTTGTAGTCGGCACGTGTCAGGTACTTCACTACGTTACCAAGGCGGTAGTTCAGCTTCTTAGCTTCGATGAAGTCGATCGTCTCAATCCCCCCTACTGTGTAATGAGCAGGGTTATTAACCGGGTCGCCTCGGTTGCCTTCCATACGTATCTTTGCCCTACCCGTTGTCGCTGCGTATGCCAACTCCATCATACGGTCTTTGTACGTATCGGTAACCGTGTCCTCGACCACAGGAGTGTCTGAACTAAAGAAACCCAACCGCTTCCAGTCAGGTTTGGGCAGTGCGAGTTTAGCCTTCTTCGCTACCTTGGGTTTCTTCGTTGCCTTAACTTTCTTCTTTTCGTTGCTCGTCACTATGTACACGTACTGATAACTAGAGCCAACTGCCTCGGCTACTTCTTTTAGCTTGGCTTCGGGGTTAGCCGCAATGTAATCACGGATTCGTGCCGCTTTGCTTTGTGCTGGTTTAATCATGCTTTATCTCCTGTTTGGTTGCTAACGTACTCGGTAAGAATCTCTCTCATTTTGGCTTGCTTTGTGTACGCAAAGTTTGTGTTGAAGTAATCCATCACATCCTTTGGTAGACGCAAGCTCGTACAGAACAGTGCGGGTTTCTTACCAAGCCCCCGCCCTTTCTTTTGTTGTTCCAGTTTTAAGTTCTCAATCCCTGTCATGTTTACTCCTCTTGTTTTTGGGTTCTGTTAGCAGTGTTTCCACAGTCTTGAATACGTGGTCGTTAAAACATTCCCTACGTCTTACGTACCCTTTGCTAGTCAGTCGTGAGTCTTTAATCCCCGTTGGGGCTTTGCATAGGGGGCATTTCATACATCTATTACCCCCTCTAAAATATATCTAATCCTGTCGGGCATGTCGGCTCCTCCAAACTGTTGAGCATTCGAAAGCACTCGATCAATCTCAATCAATGCCAAGTAGTAGTCCTCACCTTTCAACGCATGCTTGAGCTTGGTCTCATCTTGTGGGTACGTGAACTCAAGTACGGCTTTCATGTCATGTACCTTTGCTAACATTTGTTAGGTCATCGACCAACAAAACAAATACCTCACTCGTCACCCTACAGCCTACGTCAGTAACGTACTGCTCGTCCGCTACCAACTTGAGCATGCCCATCTTCATACGCATATCCAAGGGGAGCGTATTATCATCGTATAGGTCTACCTTGTCACCTACTTTGACTAGATATTTACCCGAGTCTTTGACCACTAGCGCGGTCTTACTGTCGTTGAACTCTGTCTGAACACGCTCGATAGTTTTCATATCCGTGCAAATAACCTCTAGCCTTCCTATGCTAGTAGTAACCTGTTTCTTGGTCTCCAGTAGCGCTTCCTTCTCGATGAACTCCAAGAACATTGGCATGCCCCTGCTCTCAGCCCACGATAACAATGCACCCTGCACTACGCTGGTATGGGTTTGGCGCTCTCGCTCTTTGTTCCACGCTCCCCGAGTCACTACACGTTCTGCCGCATCCTTAGCCTTGCTGATACGTTCGTTAGGATTCATCTTGCCGAACATCTTCTTAGCCATGAGTACAGCCTTGTCTGCATCAGAAGTGCGATACGAATCGCTACGTGATCGGCCTTTACCAATACGATCGTTGCTGATAGAAATCACATAGCCACGGCTACCCATGTAACTTATTCCGATGCCACCCAAAGGTTCACCGTCTAGCTTGACAACAAAGTTATCCACCTTGTACCCGCCACCCATACCCCTAGCTTCAAATATCCAAAGCGGATTCAACGTAGCCAGTCGGTTAACCACAGGGTCGATCAAGCTGTTGACGCCTGTAATCTTGCTACGATCGCTCTCTAATTTTTCACCGAACACCACGTTGCTCAAACTCAATGTATTCATACTCATACTCGCTTACTCCTAACAAATGTTATTACCACTCGAACTTACCCAAGATCGCATCGACCTTGGACTTCAGATTCTCACGAACCAACGGGCTGTCTTTGACCTCTTCAATATTGGCCCCGAGCATGGCTAGTTCTACTTGCCTACGTGCATCTTCTAGTTTGGGGTCGTTAGTCACGTTCAGCTTCGTCAACAACTCACACAACTCCAGTGGGTTGGAGATCAATGAGTCGTGGAAACGCTTCTTCTCATCGCCTGAGCTTTCCAGCTTCTCAGACATACCCAAGAGAACTTTATGCAGGCGCTCCCACGGTGCTCGCATTGCTTCGGCCAGCTTGTCCGAGTATTGATCTTCGTATGCAGCTCGCATCTCCTCCAAGTCATGCGCGGGAATGTCTAAGCGAAAGTCACCAGCCTCGGGCAAAGGCTTCACGCTACGTCTAAAGCTGAACTTAGTCCTAACATTTGTTAGGTCGGGATAGTCTTCGGCTTTGTACATACCGGCAAGGTTCACCTTGGCTTCCTGCACCAGAGTCTCGTACTCGTCAAAGAAGTTGTCGCACAGCATGTTGAACGTACGCTCGTATCCATTCATAGTCTGCTTGTAGTCCATGAACAACTTGGTCGGCAGCATGCGCTCACCCTTGTCAGCCCACGGCAACGTGTGTTGGTTGTGGTACAGGCGAACCCTTGCGGCAAACTTCTCAATGTCTGCTCGTAGGCTTGTACCCGCAAACAGATTCTTCTTGGTCTGCGATGCGTCCTTGTGGGCAGACGCATTGGTGTTGACTTGATTCGTAAGTTCACGATCGATCTTTGCGGCAGGCCAAACGCTAAGGTTCAACTCGACCAAAACTGCTGATGCGCTAATACTCATTTCAATTCTCCTTTAATGGTTTACCGGCTAACTTAGCCATACGATATATGTCATCGGCGATGACGTTCATGGGAAACGGTTTGTCGTTCTCATACACGTGGAACGTATTCTCATTACCAGTACCTCGGTATTTGCATTCGTACCTCTCGGCTCGGCTAAGAATCTCACTGAATGCGAACGCATCCTTGGCGCTCATCACGTAATCTGAATACCCCATAGTCACTACAATCATCTGATACCTCCTAACATTTGTTATGAACCACCACTTAATCCTTGACATGAACTGTTTTGCCATTGCCTGCAACACAATCGTTTCCTCCTACGATCGCCCACAGTACAGGCGCAGTCCAGTCACTACCCCAATCACTACCCACATACCCATCGGTGAGAACGATGATGCACTCGGGCGCAATGCGCTTGTCTTTCAAGTACTGAGATACACATGAGGGTGACGTACCACCACCGCCTTTAGGCTTGGTCGAGTTAATGATGTTGGACACATCGTTCTCGGTGTACTCTTCGTGTGCGGCTACTCGGCTATCCCAATAGATCAAGTCCACTTGGCTCGGCTTAACTTCTTCTGCGATACCCCTAACTTCTGTTAGGAAGCCCGACAACTCCTCTTGCCCAACCGAACCTGACGTATCCACAGCAATAACCAAGTGCCCTACCTTCTCACCGATCAGGCTCGGCATGTAGATTCCAGTGGATAAGAACCTACGATTCACCCTACGCCATGACGATGTATCCTTTGCGCTACACGTAGCCTTTACAAACTCACGCAACATCTCACGCCAGTTGACCTTCGGCTCAAGCAAGTCAAGCAAGTCCCGATCGAGATCACCATCATTAGTTCCCGCGATCTTCTGGTGCGCCATTACTCCTTGGCGAATAGCCTGATCTATCTCGCGCTCGAGAACCTTCTTATCCTCCTCGGACATCTCCTTTGCCCCAGCCCAGTCGTGCTCATCGAACCCTCCGCCACCACCGCCATCACCTTCTGAGCTGCCCTTATCCTTCTCCTCCTCTTTGAGCAGGTCGAACACTTGCTTGGCATTGAGGCCGCGATACTTCTCGTCAATCAACCCCATCGGCTTACCTTTGAGTGCACCATCAGCCCAACGTGGCATGGCAATGATTCTCTCGCTCGGATCGAGGTCTTTGAGCTTGAGGTTAATCACGTAGTCACAAGCAGAATTAGCGAGCTGGTGATTCTCATCATGCAGCTTCTTCCATGTGGTCAAGTGACGGAACGCCTTGTGTAAGTTCTCATGTAGCACCACGAAATTCAATTCGGATTCTTTGAGTTCGGCTACAAACTTACGCCCGTAAGTCTCATCCCTGCCGTTGGTGCACGCAGTTGGAATGTTATCCACTACGCTAGTACGCCCAACCATCAGGATGCCAGACCAAAGGGCAAACTTCGGGTCACGCATCAAAGTAATCTTCGCCTTCTGAACTTTTCTTTCTTCTAACATTTGTTACCCTTCGTTTAAAATTGTTAACATCTTCTGCACTACTATCGGGTCGGCATGCTCGAACACAATCGGAAAGCCATCCGTCTCGGCGTCCCGTATGCGTAGCGCCTCTACCCGCAACCTATCAGCGCCAACTACATTGGGGTTGCCCACAGTCACCCACTGCGCGTAGTAGCGGGGTTCTTTGTTAGCTTCTAACATTTGTTAGGTATCTCACAGCAGGTCTTGGTTCTTAACAATCCACTCCTTGAACGCATCGCTTGAGAACGCAACGTTCTGCTTGATTTCGTTCTTCGCAATGTTGATAGCGAACACGGCTTGCCACTCGGCATCGAACCTCTCCAAGTACTCCATGAATGGGGCAATGGTTTCCTTCGTAATGCGGGAGATAGCACCGAACACCACAATCGCACAAGCCCCCGAACTTGTGGGTACTGCTGTAGTCTTTGGCGATTTGATCGTGGCCTCCCACGTGGGTAGTTGATCTGAGAACTCAATGTACGCTTGCATGTCACGCGCACCGGATTCACCGATCGCACCGGTCAAGGCGGCAATCACCGAATCGTGGTCGTTCTCTTTGCGAGTCCGGACAATGTTGCTAGCCGTCTCCAATGAGCGTGGTGATACGAACGCATGCTGAGTCTTGCGTGGGTTGTAGATGTACGGGTTGTCACCTTGTGCCCCATCGGTGTAGCTTGCGAGTACTTGCGGGAAACGATTCACCCATGCAATAACTTCAGGCTCTAGCCCCTTACCGATCGCCCACTCAATCCACTGCGCGGCATCGGGTTTGGCGATCGTCACGGGAACCAGTCGGTTACGGCTATGTGCTTTGAGGGAGTCGCCCACTCCGTCGGTGCTTAGGTTGCCAGTCAGAAACACAATAGTCGGCGGTGAAGTAGTCAGCGGGATGTCACCAAGCCTCGGGTTTGCCTTCTCGAGCATGGGGTGCAACATGTTCTTCACTGGGTCAGCACCTTTAGTGAATTCGTCGAGCATGATGACCAGTGGCTTCTTCTCGTGAATCTTGAACCTAGCATTAGGGTAGTAGCGGGTAGTCTTTGTGTCGTGGTCGATCACCGGCATCGCAATATCGCCTAAGTCCATGTTAGGTACGTCTATGTACGCATGCTCATAGCCGAGGGAGTCAGCGATATTCTCTAGTAGGGAAGACTTCCCAATGCCGGGCTCACCTTGCAGTAAGAACCGAGTCGTTGGGTTTGTGCGGATAAGCGTTGCCGCTTGCTTGAGCGTGATGCTCTTACCGAAATTGATTTCTGCCATGATAGTCCTTCTGATTACGCTAATATTTCTAACAAATGTTAGGGGGTTGCGGTCTAAACGCTTCCACCTACTCTAACTACTACGGACACAATTATCCATAGCAACCTTAATTATACCACAATTTAATGGGTATGTCAAGTTTATCGTGGTATGTTTCGTTACTTGTCTTTCTTCCTTTCTTGCCTAGACCACCACAACCACGTGGTCTCGTCTTTGTCTTCCATTGCTTCTTCGAACGCATTTTGTACATTCATTTGTAGGTCTTGCAGTTGGTCATGGCGTAGCACTTGGAACGCTCCATTGCCAGAAAGAGGATGCGCCTCTGCCGCCGCCCACACTTTTTTCCAACCCTCATCCCAATCAGTCATGTCGTGCCAACCAAGGTAGCCATACACATCTTCTTCATAGCCTATAAGGTAGAACCGCACCGAGCCGTTCTTGTGTGGGATTCCGTTTTCTTCACTCATCCAGTTATCTGTACTCATGCTTCACCCCTTAGTTTGTATGCTTTAATAGTCTTGAGCGTGGGGTACTTGGTTGCGAACCTCTGCTTCGCCACCGTCATACTCTTAGCTTCGAGACTCTCGGCAATCCATCTGCCGAACCCACCACTCCACCCTGTCACGTAGTATCTAGCTAACATTTGTTAGCCCTCCCTGCTTGGTTGATCGTTGTAAAGCTCCCACTCTTCGAACTCATCCATCATGGCCTCCAGTAAAACAGGTCTAGGGCTACGACAATAAGGCAAAGCAGGAACACCACGCGGGCGATCTTCTCGGTTCTAGTCAGCATCTTGCACTCCCTCCTTGGTGTGTATGGGCAACTCTCTCACCTGCAACATGGGTTTGGACTCCTGCACTCGGGCAAACTTCATCGCCTCATCTAACATTTGTAAGTAGTCGGTCTGACTCACTCGCTTGGTCAGCTTGTCCACCTTCACGTGTCTGGGTTTCATTTGCTTACTCCTTTGTTGATATGGTTTAGCACTGCAATCCAGAACTTGCGCCCTTCTTCGTGGCTATCGTAGGAAAACGCATGGTCAGTCGCCCGTTCCTCGGGCGTGTACTTGCTGTGCTTGTACAGGCTAACCATCCTCTCGGCGGTATCTTTGGGGTCTTCGGTCATTCCAACTCTTCTATGTCGAGTACTTCCTGCTCGTAGTTCTCATCAACGCCGTCCTCGTTAAGAACACTGAACATGATGTTTGCTTCCTCGTACGCAACATCTTCGTTGTCGGCTTCTACTTTGTACGTTTTGGTCACGGTAGCGCGTATGGTTACTTGGTATGTTTTCATGGGTCAGCCCCTCAATTCTTTTTGATTAGTCTGTTTGAGCGTTGTACGTGCGCTCGCAGGTGTAACAAATTGGTAATTACCCTTGCCGTACTCTTGGACAATGCACCAACTCATGCGCTCGGTACGGGCAGCTTCCTCGCCGCAGAACAGGCAGTGCCGGTAGCCCAAACTCCAACGCTCCACAGAGAACTCATCGCCGCAGTCACGGCATAGCTTCCAATCAGTCATGATCTAACCTTTCGTAGTTTTCTAACATTTGTTAGGCTTGCGCCCCCCATGAGTTTGGTAATGTAACAAAACAATAACCCCAACCCATCTTTATATTATACCACAAAGTTATGGATATGTCAAGCTTTTCGGGGTGTGCATCGGCGCAGTATTGTTACGTTCTGCTGGTGTGGGGGTGTTACGTTTATTTGTGACAATGTTGCAGAATGTTACGTGAAAAAGTTTTGACATATAACATTACAAAGTCCAATGAAATCAACGGGTTACGAGAGAAAAAACGGGTAAAGTTATAAAGTTATGTTTTTTTAAGAATTATGTATAAGGCTATCCTAGATTATATCGCACTACGTTTTGCACTTGCCGCCTTGCTTCAACAATCTGACCGCCATGCCACTTCGCAAAAAAACGTAACATGTAACATTAGGGGTTAAGTTGTTGATTTCATTGAAGAAAGTGCGTTACGTTTCCATTTTCGTAACGTAACAAAGCCAGATTTTGCCACACAGGAACATAACATTTGTTAGATTTGCTTAGTCCTACCCCCGCACAGAGAACTGGTGCAGCCTGAATTGTTCCATCGATAGAACATTTGCTCAATCCTACCCCCGCACAGAGAACTGGTACACAGAAAAAATTCTGGGTAAAAATAACATTGTGGTACGCTAACATTTGTTAGCGTACAGACGTAAAAAAGCCCGCACTAGGCGGGCTTGGTGTTAGCAAAGCAGGGTTAGATGTACTTTATGCCTGACTTTTCATTGTGGGCGCTGTTGTCTTTCAGCCGTGTCAGAGACCACGTAAGCAAACCTGTGCCCCATACAATTCCGATTAGGTACATCCACATGCCCTGTGGGACTAGAACCATCAGGCAAATGCACAATGTTACCGCGCCCATTATGGCCATTAATCCAAAATAAAAGTTATTCATAGCATGTACTCCGTAAAATTATTTGTAGTGATGTAATCAGAACCACGGCTGGAACAACGCAAAATGTACTTGCTACCGCCGGTTTCGCAGGACTCATAAAGATCAGCGGCTTTCTTTTTCACGCCTTCTAAAGTAAGGGCAACAAAGATTTTGCCGACAAATTTGCAATCAGCACAATCGTGTTTAAAAGAGGGTTTCATTTTGCATTCTCCGGTTAAATCTAACATTTGTTAGAACCTAGGGTTTCCCCTAGGTTCCGTGGTCTACTTACTTATTGGCGTTATAAGCTTCGCCAGTCAGTACAACGTGAGCATCTTTCAGGCTGTCCAAAATCACGCTAGCGTGGCAGTCCTTGCCGTCCTCTTCAGACTTCAGAATTCGGTTAATCATGGTTTTGAGTTCAGCGGCGGTCTTAGCATCAACGTCATTTGTACCACCTGAAACCTTGCCGTTCGGAACGTGACCGGATTCTTTTTTTACCCGTGCCCAGTAGGTATCTACAGTGGCGCTAGGTTTTGGGTTGCCATCCTTATCTACACCATCCGTATGACCCCTAGCTATCATGCGGGTAACGAATGATGCACGACGTGCTTTGATACCCTTAGCATCTTTACCACGTAGTTCGTACCACGGGGTTATGATTTTTGTGCCTGTAATGTCCATGATGTTAAACACTTTGCACATTGATGCGGCGTGATTCTTGATAAGGTCTCCGGTTTTACTTACCCCGTCAACCAGTGCGATCTCAGTTTGATCGAGAATGCTTGAATCAATTGCCTGTGTCTGAATAACGTTTGTCATATCGAATACCTCTTCTAATAACATCTAATAAAACCCTATTGCTAGGGATGCACCAGAAGCCCCGGTGCATGTATGTATTATACAAAGCGTGGTACAAAATGCAAAGTAATAAATAAAAAATTAAATAGGGGATACGGGCTAACAATTGTTAGATATTGACACCAGCGAGACCCCACCACCCAGATTTTGCACAAGGGAGTCCCGTAGTCACATACACACTGTGCAGCTCTCCCGATGAGCTTTTCCCAACTTTACCCCCCACCCCCTATGTTTTCTGTACCACAACGTTATTGTTATCATTCCTGCAAACACCCCCCGGGTGCAAAATAAAAGGCTTGCCCCAAAAAATTTTTGCAAAAATTTAAAAACTTGTGTTACATTTGCCCCACTCCCGATAACTACTTCGGTGCCGAAAGGAACACGAGCTTTGCTCGGGTAACTATGATTGAAATCCAGCCAACAGCGGAACACAAGTTACCGTTTGATATGTCCGATGAGCAGCCCAAGACTCACAAGGACGGCATAGCCATCGCTGCAAATACCGCAGACCTTATTGATGTGCTTGGCCCCGGCATTGATTACGACGACAACTCCCTGCACAAAGCAGCGAATCTAATTAACGGCACCGATAAACCCAATGTGCCTAAGCACGTACTTAGTGCGGCAGAGGCGAAGGCTGCGTCTGTGCTTGTCAAGCAGTTTGACTTTCAAGCGTTTACGGATATACAGCAGGCCCGCACGTTTATCACGAACAAGCTGGTCAAGATGACTGACTGCGGCGATCCGAAGATTGAGATCAAAGCGCTTGAGTTATTGGGCAAACATTCCGACATCGGCCTCTTCACTGAGCGCAGTGAGATTACTGTGCACCACACCACAAGCAAGGGGCTAGAGGATTCCATCAAGGAACGCATCAAGCGGCTCATGAACGCAGAGGTTACAGACGCAACACCCCTAGATGATTTGGATACGCTATTAGGCCCAACCGAAGATATCTGCGAAGACGTGCCTGCTAATGAGTAGCCTCACCCTCAAGGACATTGAGTCGGCAATAAACACCGGTAAGTTGTCCGATGCTGACCTGCGCGTGCTCGAGGCCCAACTTTTTAAGTTAGAAAAGCTCAAAGAACGCGAGCTTTGCCAAGAAAAATTCATCAAGTTCGTTGAACGAGTGTGGCCCACATTCATATCTGGTGCACACCACAAGCGAATGGCCGAAGCTTTTGAAAGGGTTGCTAATGGAACTTGCAAACGTCTTATTATCAATATGCCCCCTCGTCATACCAAGTCTGAGTTTGCTTCTTATCTGCTGCCAGCTTGGTTTTTGGGCAAATTTCCCCACAAAAAGGTGATTCAGACGTCCCACACCGCTGAATTGGCGGTGGGTTTTGGTCGAAAAGTGCGAAATTTGGTGGATTCCGAGACCTATAACGAGATTTTTCCTAATTTAGTGCTGCAAGCGGACTCAAAAGCGGCTGGCCGGTGGAACACCTCCAAGGGCGGTGACTATTTTGCGATTGGTGTGGGTGGCGCAGTGACCGGTAAGGGCGCTGACGTGCTTATTATTGACGATCCGCACTCGGAACAAGAAGCTGCGATGGCGGCAAGCAACCCAGAGGTGTACGACAAGGTGTACGAGTGGTACACATCCGGCCCTCGGCAGCGTTTGCAGCCGGGTGGGGCTATTGTTATTGTGATGACACGCTGGGCAGCAAGAGATTTGACCGGCCAAGTGCTCAAGTCTGCTGCCCAGAGGACGGGCGAGGAGTGGGAGGTCATTGAGTTCCCCGCAATCCTGCCTTCCGGCAACCCTGTATGGCCTCAGTTTTGGAGCAAAGAAGAACTTGAAGCCTTGCGAGAAGAACTGCCCAATTCTAAGTGGCAGGCGCAGTATCAGCAGAACCCGGTGGGCAATGAGTCTGCTATTGTCAAGAGAGATTGGTGGAAGTGGTGGGAGGAAGATGAACCGCCTGTGTGTGAATACATCTTACAGTCATGGGACACGGCGTTTGAGAAAACTCAGCGTGCTGACTATTCCGCAGGAACCACTTGGGGCATTTTTAACTGCGAGGAAGATAACTTCGCCCCCAACATTATTTTGCTCAACACATACAAGAAGCGTGTTGAGTTCCCAGACCTCAAGCGGGATGTGCTCAAAGAGTACAACGAGTATGAACCTGACTCGTTGATAGTGGAGAAGAAGGCGTCCGGTGCGCCGCTTATCTATGACTTGCGAGCAATGGGTATACCGGTGCAGGATTACACGCCAAGTAAGGGGCAGGACAAGATTGCCCGACGGAACTCAG